CGGAATCGGTGTTCATGATCGGCCGGAATATGCAAGGCCGAGGGATAGAGGTAATATCCGGCGTTGCAAACACAACATCCCAGTTATAGTGACGGTGACGCATAAATGATTCTTTGGGGCTAGTCGGGTACATAATTTGTCCCCGTTCATCAAATACCACCCTCCCCGTGTCATCAGTGTCACACTCTTCCAATGAATCTGGCTTATAGTGTTCTAGCGTATCCTTAAAAAGTTGAATGAAGTCAGCAGGTAAAACATTGCTGTATGTGTCGATATTCTTAAGGTTATATTCCTCTTGCCCTTTAAATACATCTCTATCATAAATGTCCTGACACTCATCAATGAAGACGAATGCACCAATAGGCATCCAGTGATGCCATCTACGCCAAAGCTCCTGATATTTTGGATCTTGAGAACTAACCCGAAATAAACGAGCGGTATCGGGGAATTTCTCGCCTAGAAATTCTTCAATACGGTGTAACGGGTACATTCCCGCTACGTTGGTAACAACGAGACGACCTGCACGAAGTGCTGGAAGTAAGCGATACCAAATAACAGAGCTGGATTTATAAGAACCGTTGTGACCGTGTTCAATGACAATCGCCATTTACCACCCCATGACGTTCATAACAAAACGAGTAATATAGGCATTAATCAAAAGATTTAAGCCATTAGCAAAACCAAGCTCTTGTAAAGCCCAACGAACACCACTTGGCATTTGAGAGATAGAAGAGGCTAAATATGCACTTATGTTTATGTCGGTAGCTATTTGCTTGGCAACCAAGTAAGCGAATTCTATAGTTTGCAATTTCACAGTGATAACGGCTAATGAGTAATACTCAATCCCCCAAGCGACAAATCGATGAAAAACACTAGGTATCTCTTGAGAGATAGTGTAATGAATGTCATTAATTCGATTGCCTACGTAATCAAGAAATGAACCATCATCAGCAAAAGCGACTGATGGAATGAACATAATAAAAACGAAAAGTAAACTACGCATTTTTACGCCCCCCCATCAACACAGTGAATGCAATTAAGACAGCTAAAAACCAGATAGCTTGCTTTGGGCCAGAGTTAAAGAAAAGTTCCATATTAGACTTTCCACTCAAGTCAACACGAGCGCCATGAACATCCTGATAATTGTTTTCATATTGGCCATTTATGGTCAAATCACCACCTGAGAATACTTTCTTGATATCAGCCATACGTTCTTGTATTTCAGTGTTTTTGTCATTAACTTGTTTCTTGACATCAGCTAAAGAATCACCATCAAAAATAGTATCAAATCCACTTTTACTAGGTTCGATTGAAGGCGTAAATGAACAAAGAGGCCCATCGCACGGAGATGTTCCTCCGCCGCCTTCACCACCACCGCCCAAATTAAGATTGTTAATGGAGTCTATCACCTCCCCTAACAAATAATTTCCATCCTCAACAGCATATCTATTGGCATTTATACTTTCCGTAAGCCCACCTTCCATATAACCCGATAAATCATATATGCCTTCATTGATATCAGATAGTCTACTATTAGATTGCTCTGAATAAAGGCTAGTCAGCTCATTATAAGACTTATTCGAAAGGCTATATTCTTCAATTTTACTTAAAGAGCTGCGCATAGCATCAAAATCAGATGCGGATTCTATATTGTCCCTGTAAGACTGATAGGCAAAATTATCTATAGCCTTAACTACATTTGCAGAAATAGAGTTAAAACCACCACTAATATCTGTCTCTCTCTCGCCGCCTACAACAATAGGGCCTACAGGGTTATAAGCCCCTCCGCCAGTTCCGCCGCCAGAATCATCAGGCGTGCATTCTGCCCCCGTGGTTTGATAAGGGCCTTTTGATGGCGGGCTAGCCGCTGGGAACTCTAAACAGATACCAGAACCACCGCCACACTTGGCTATACATCCCCCCAAGGTAGAGCCAGCATCAACGTTACAGATAGAATCTGCCGTGTTCATGGGCATGTTCCCAACATTCACACCAAAAGAACAGGCAGCAAAGGAGAGGAAGGAAGGGAAAAACAGAAATATGGAAAAGAACCTAACCATAACAGTGACACCTAATAAAAAGGGGGCCAACGCCCCCAGAATCAGGAGGTGAACACTCCCGAGAGAAATGCAGCCCCAAACACAAAACCACCGGTGGCTGCTAGGATTGCGGCTACAAGCACGGCCCTTATCTCCGCAGCCAGCTAACGATCATTCCCACGCAGAAGCCCAATGCCGCCACAGTGACAACGCCAGCCGTCACAGTTCCATAGTTGGTCGTCCCCGAAGCGATAGCCGCTGTGATGGCGGTAGACACATCACTATCAGCGGCATAAGCAGACGTGGTAAACAAGGACACAACAGCCACAGCAGGAACGGCGGTTTTTTTCATACCGGCAGTAAACAGTTCATTGATTTTTTTCATGATAAAGCTCCAATTATTAATGGCGGCCTAATTTTCGAGCAATAAGGCCAGTGAAGTACCCCCCAAGGAACAGGAGGATGAAATATAGAACGAACATTCCGAAGTAATCAGCATTGAAACCAAATAAATCAGGTATGGATTTCATTTGCGTTAATTCAGCTTGCGTTATCATTGCAAAAACGAGCTCACCCCTTGGGCCTGTATCTGGGCAAACATCCAAAACACGCATGTATGAGCTGTTATAGACATCATCGATAAAGAGGCAAGCCCGCTTAGTCATTAAAACTTATCCTTTGTGGCTTGAGCACCAACAGAAGATTTACCAACGATACCAGAAACAATGTTTTTGGTAAGATCATTGGGGTTTGGTTGCACCTCAACATCAACCAGCTCACCGAGTTGGCACATGGCAAAGTGATTAAGAGCATTTGGATCTAAATCTACTTCTTTGACCTCATACCCGAAGCCAGAATAATTCATGCTTTGGGTTACATTCGGTTTAATTGATACGGCATAAGACAGCATGCACATATCATATTGTTTGCCTGTTTTGCTGGATGTGCCGTAACGTCGAGCGACTCCAATGAAATGAACCTTCATGTTTTGGTTTCCTGTTTTTTGGTCACTATTAATTTAAATGGTGGCTATTCTAATATGCGGCCGTCTGGATATTGTAGAAATGCACTAATAGAGTTGGCATATACTCCCACATAAAATGTTTTTGCTTTTTCTTCATCATCAAAGCGCTGGTATTTTATCTCCGCATCCATAGTCTCCCATTGAACAAGGAAATCCCCTGATTCATCGATAAGCTTTTGACGCTCTTCCGCCATGCGAACATCAATACACGTTTGGCGGTTACAATATCCGTCACTGTTACCATTAATCGGAAGATAACAACACGGGCAAATAGATTGAACGGTCATCGCCTCCCCCAGTTTGCCAGGTGAAACTCGAATGCTTGAACGAGATGGCCCACAGAATCGAACGGCGGGCAATCTCATTGCCTGAATAATATGGGCGTGTTTCGTCATGCTACGCTCCTCAATTGAAGTTTTGGCATTTGATACCAGCTAGGCGGCAAACATTCCTGACGATGAATCTCAGTGCAGGAAACCATTTTGACAGGGCTAAATTGACTTATATTACATGGGCGTCCAATATCGATGCCGATTTTGCGAAGGCGGGCACGGTGTATTTTGGTTTAGCTTTTTGATAAATCAAAATGCTCACCATGAAACCACTCTAACGCATAAAGAGCTGTAGTATTAGCGGCTCTAGTAGAATCTACTACACCAGCCGAATAAAGCTGTTGAGCTATGGTTTCAAATTTCATATTAGATACGCTCAGTTTTTTGTCTAGGCTGGTAAACTCCGACATTACGGTTTCGAGTCGGGAGTAGTCTGATTTGCCCCAATATTGCAAACCTTCACGCTGCAAATAACGATATTTAAATTTCAGTTCATAGCGAACCAAACCAACAGCCCAACAAAAGTCAATAACTCGTTGCAAGTGTTCAACTTGATCAGACTCAGGGCCAAAAGCCTTGATTACTTTAGACAATGAATGCAATTCCAGTTCATTGCCCTTGGCGTACACACAAGGATATATTAACGCTGAATTATTTTTCTTTGACTTCCAATCGCAGCCATATCCATTTGTAAACAAATGAGGCACTGAGTTTCTATATGAAAGTGTCGATACAGCAGAAATATATTTCTTTTCGTTTTCAGAACCAACCATAAAGTTTTCAGTAGTGTGAAGCCCTTTAATAATTGCTCCATCAGCCCCTATAACCTTCATAGCGCTACCATCTTCATAAAAAATGCGCGTGCACTTAGTAAACTGGGGGACGAAATCAAACGAGCCATAAACCTCTCGTAGGATCTCATTAAATTTATAGACGCACTGATCAACAGTCTTAAATCCCCAAAGATTCTCAAGGCGACCCCAGCGACTGGCATTGCCACTCATGTAGAGACGGTGTCCCATCGAACGGATAAGCACAGAGTCACAGAACGACCCCTTGTGACTGTAGGCAGGAGAAGCAACGCCGTTATCCTGCACAACCTCGCCTTGCTCAACAACGACGCGAATGTACGCATTGCCATCAAGCAGTGGTAAAAGCTGGTCAAACGTCTGTTCTATCTCAAGCCAGTCGAAAAACATCTATGTTTCTCAGAAATTAGATTGTGAGGTGAAACATAGAATCTTAGATCTGCGAAGTCAAGAAATATCATTTCTTAGATTCGAAAGAAGTTAGACTATGTACAGTGAGTCAACCTAAATGAGTCAAACATGCCGACCAAACACATCGACGATATAACGTGGCGAAAAGTGGAATCCGAAACGGTTAGAGCCGTCATCGCAACCAAAACCAGCCTAAAGGATACGGAGGTTCTTAGGTTGTTGATTCTTAAGGGGTTAGAAGCGATTAGCGAAGACGATTACGTCAACTTCGTAAGGAAAAAGAAGGGGAAAGGCTGAGCGGTGCCCAAGGGGGGAAAAGTATGGGTTATCATACCAAAGTCCGGGAGTCACTGAACCCCGGACTTCTCCTCCCCCGTTATGCGGTCTCCATTGAGGCTGTCACAATGAAGCATAAGAGATACAGGAAGAACAGATGAAGACTGAGAAATGGAGTCGCTTTGATATCTGTGACTACATTGGTACCGAGGAAGAGATCCTTGCCTACATGAAAGAGGCGCTTAACAGTGGATCTCAGGCCGAGATAGAAGATGCGCTTGATCTTTTAGAAAGAACTCGCACATATATCTGTGGAATAAAACAAGCAGTACAAGAAATTTATTATCTTAAAAGAATTATGTATGAGTCAGGTGAAAAAAAACTGGTCGATGAAACTATTAGTGTTTTGCAATTGAAAAACAACTGTTCATATTGCAAAGCATCTAGCGACGCAGGAAACCTTATAGGTACATTGCTAGAATTACTTTCAGAGAAAGATATTTTTAAGACTGTTCATGAAAATTTAAATAAATAGTTTCAGAAATATATCCCCCCCGATGCAAGAGATAACGAAATAAATACTTAACCACTTCTACGGCATAGCTCCTCTATTAAAGAAACCCATGACGAAGAACCATCATGGACACCTCGATCAGCCAGACGCAGAAGATCCTCACCTAAAGCAGACAATGCTTCATGCTTGGAACCATAGTGCTGGCAGTAGGAATTAGCTAGTTCAATCAATTGCTTATCAAGCTGCACACGAACATCTCTTGGAACCATGAACCCATCCCCATAAAAAGACAAAGCCCCTCGGCAGAAGGGTTTTTGATGACCGGAAACGTAAACAACCTGCCGCGCTTCGCTTGCCTGCTGCCCAGTTCGCCACGGCGAAGCGATGCCGTGACTCATGGACCAGCGTGCTGTACGACAAATCAAATTAAGGTTTTGAATGCTCAAAATCAAAGGTTGACGTATTAAACGTCATGGTGACGATAATCATATAATCCTTTGATGCTTTAATCATACCATCATTTAATCAAATGATTATGGCATTACAGTAAAGGGCTGGCTTCGCATAATGGGGATTATG